AAGACCATTACTATCAAAGGTAACTCTGGTGTCTAAGTCAGGAGTAATTCTGGAGGCAGGTAAAGAAGTGCGACCATTCCTAATTACGTTACCGATCATAGTAACAGAAGCAGAAAGTTCATTTACTTTAATCTGTCTTGGAGTCAGACCAGTGGTATCTTGCGTTACACTATAGTTTCCACCCGGTCCGGAAAGAACTACAGCACTGTCTTTCAATACGCCTTCAACAACTTCTGCCATACGATCATAAGCAGCAGCAGTTGCAGGAGTCTCTGCCACGGAGATCTGTGCAGGACCATCACCATTAAAGAAGAAGAAGTTGGCATTATCATAGGCACCAGCATTACCGAGATACGTTGCATCGTAAGTCAATGCCTCTACAGCAAACCTAATATCTCTTTTGCACTTGGCGCTATCATATGAAAGGTTATAGTTTGCCTTTACCCACTCGTTTACTTCTTCTGAGATGAATACTTTATTGTTTAAAAGTTTAGTCTTTGATCTAGAAGCATCATCTTCTGTCTGAGAAGAGTCATAGTATGTAGAAGCATTAGTAGGAATAGGATATTGAGAAGCACCTAAAGCATCTGCATTATCCCTACCGTTCTGAATAATATCTTTTACTTCATCCCAGTATGCATCTGCTCTTGAAAGAGAAGTAGCATCACCAGATATTGCAGTAAGATCGTTAACAAGGTCTTTAGTCTGGTCTAAACTGAATAATACTTCAGTGATACCTTGCGTATACGACCCTGCACGTCCTTGGAATACCTGATTAAAACTTGTACCTAATGCAATATCATATTTTGAAGCATCTATGTAGTAACCTAAGTCTCTTCTTGTCTTAGTCTCAATGACGGAAGACTGTGCACCATCTGAGTCGAGACCAGCAGCGCCTCTTCTTTTTGCTGCTTCTTCTAATGCTTTATCGAGCGTGAGGTATGCTCTATCGAGAGTTGTGCCTTCATTACTATCGTTACCGCTCTTAGAGACATAAAAGACATTCTCGGCAACTTGTGCACCGCCAAGCTCAATGATGGAAAGATCTCCATCTTTGTCTCTTTTGAAGAACATTTTGCCATCATGAGTGTTGATGGCTACTTCGCCCAAATCTAACTGCGCTGGAGTTGGCTTATTGCCTTTTACAGCACTGCGGCGTAACTTGATAGTTGACATTACGTCTCCAATATTGCATCGACTTATAGAAGTCTATAAATTTGTATTTTATAGTGGCGATAACTATATGAGCTCCGCCACTTCAACTATTTATATCAGTAAGAGCCGCCATCTATCGTGTCAATTGTAACAAATCCTGCAACAACATCAAATTCATTGCTGTCAAACTGCGCCACACCGACCTGCGCAGTAGATGCTGTAGGAACTTCAAAGTCAATCGTTCCATCTGCATCTTGATATGTTACTGTAATATTTGTCTCTGTATTTCCAGAGACCATAGTGCCGACAATATCTTCAACTGCTTCTGCTTTAAGACTTGCCTGACCACTACTAAAGACGAAGTCGTCACTATCTAAGAACTGCGATAGAGCAGAATCAGTAAACGTCATGTTACTGATACTTGCAAAATTAATTGTCGCCGAATCAGTAACAGTTAAGTCTGTGATGCTTGCATTAGTAAGATTGGTTTGATTAGAAACTGTTAAATCTACAATCGTTGCTGAATCGGTAACGTCAAGGGTAGTTACTGTGGCTTGGTTAATAGTAGCAGAATCTGTAACATCTAGAACAGCAATAGTTGCAGTGCCAGTGATATTAGCATCAACGATAGTTGCTGAGTCAGTAACGTCAAGGGTAGTTACTGTCGCCTGATTAATCGTAGCGGTGCCAGTAATATTAGCATCTACAATTGTTGCTGAGTCGCTTACGTCTAACGTAGTAATATCAGCATCATTAATAGTTGCTGTGCCAGTTACTGTTGCATCGGCAATGGTAGCAGAATCAGTAACAGTTAGATTAGTAATGCTTACTTGTGTAGAAACTATATTATCAATATAGGCAGAGTCTACATCAATTGCTCTACTGAAGTCCCAGCGGTCTGTCGTGCCGTTGTAAGTAATGCTAGGTGAGGTTGTTCCGAATACTGAATTGGATTCAGCAGAAAAGACAATGATACCGGCACCATCAAACTCTAATGGAGCTGTACCACCACTATCACCTACAATAATAGCTAGATCATTGATAGTAACTTCAGTAGAATTTACAGTAGTTGTTGTACCGTCAACTCTCAAGTCGCCTTTAATAATTACTGTGCCAGAGTCAGTAGTTGGATATGGATTAAGAATTAAAGTTTGACTATTAGAATTTGTTCTAATTTCATTATTCTCAAACTCTAAATTACCAAGTTCAACAATACCTGTATTAGAAGAGAGTACTAAATTACCGCTCTCGGTAGAAATAGTATCACTGTCTAAGGTTAATAGATCAACTTTTAACTGGTCAATTTTATTACTGGCATCTGTAATGATAGCAGAAGACGCCGTAAGAGTGCCAGGAGCATGGTCTAAGAAATTAGCAAAGTATTCACCACCGATGATTGCAGTTCTGCTCGTGCCACCGTTAGGAACACCTACGAATAATCGCTGGCCTTCATTAGTATCAGTACCAGTGCCAAACGCATAGGCGAGTTCGCCACGGGCAAGATCACCATCAGCTGGTTTACCGTCGCTATCCGCACGTTTTATAAGAATGACGGCCATTTAGTATTCGCCCCCGTTTATTGTTTGTACTTGATTCGGCCTGTCACTTCTTCCTAATGTTGTAGTGCCTTCAAATTGGTTTGTAGTTTTATTAAAAACTAATAATGCTCCATCCTGTAAATTAGTTGTGTTTCCAACCAAGATATTACCATCACTGTCAGTAACATCATTTAAGTCTCTAAGAAGACCACCCCTTACATCAGAAAGAGCAAGAGGTTTCTTAACGACAACTTTTTCAACTATCGTACCATTACGATATTCAATCTTAACCTTATGCGTATCTTTGTCTCGTCTTAATTCACTTACATAAGTAGCCATGATCTAACTCATCTTGTCACAGAAGGTGTGACATTTAACTTACCTTCTAATATTCTTTCTACAATATCAGAGTCTCCTCCAGAAACCAGTTCAATATCATAGACGTATCTTCCAGCTTTCATTGTATCTGAAGTAGCACTAGAAATTGTAATTAAAGCAATACCATCTGTAGCAGGAAATTTGACCGAAGTTGCGGTGAAATCAAAAATTTGATCACTGTCTGTAGTATCATATGTTTTTTTAATTTTACCTCTCAAACTATGACCAGACAGATCCTTTGCGCCTCCATCTTCTTCTTTGAGATGAAGTTCAAAAGTAATGTCTGATCCTTGATCGATTACAAAATCTCTTTGCTGCGCCATGCTTTCCTCTGAAAAAAGTATTATCTAGTTTATTTATAATCATTTAGATTTAATTAAACTGTTAAGTAAATCCTTCATCTCTTTTATATCGTTCCTTAATTCTTCATTTTCAGATTTAAGTTCACGCATAAGTTCTTTTTCTTTTTGTTGCTCTTGCGCTAAAAGTTTTCTTCTTTTAGCAGCTTCTAAACCATTCTTATCAATGTTAAGGACAACCCCAGCTGCATTTTTTACGAGATTGGGTTTGCCCTTAACTTTTACATAATCATCAGACATTCATTATGTTCCCAGTGCGATTGCTCTCAAGTCCTTGATTCTAGGTACTCTAGAAGAGTTTTGAGATCTAAATACAATCTTCAGTTGGAAGGTAGAGAACGGTGTTAATGTTCCTGCCTGACCACCAATCGTATATTCATACTGTCTGAAGATACTTCTGTTATCATCAGTCTGAATACTAGTATCCTCTGTTGCAAGAATAAACTTAATATTTTCAATATCAGTATCAGAACCTGCAGGCAATGTTCTGTAGTAAAGATCAATGAACGAACCACTAGGTCTATTCGCTCCAAGCAGAACTTTCAGACCAACAGCAGGTTCTTCAAGGTTGATCGGAATAGTAAGATGCTTAGACAGAGAAGAACCAGAGTTTGCTGCACTATCCGCTACAAAATCAATTGGGTTGTTAAATGTGGTATTCGGTTCTGCAGCAGTTGCTGAATCAGCAGTCTGATTGTCAATGAAGTTACTGACACCAGAAATAGAAAGTGTCTGCAGATCAACAACAGGGGAGATATATGTATCAGTCGTTGCGAGACTAGAAGTAAATGTCACAGACTTTCTTCCCGCAGAAGGTCCGGTAAACTCATCTTCTTCAATTCTAGCAGATGCAATAACTCTTGGAGACTCAAATCTAGTCAAACGATATGGAACAATATTAACTGAACTCAACTCAGTATATGCATTATTAGTAACATTGTTTGCAGTTACCAGCGATACACCACCTGTAAACTCTGCCCCAGTGCTCATCGTAGTAGCATCTGCAGGGAAGAATGTATTAATGTTTGCAAGGAATTCGTCCATCAATACATTTCTTTCAGTTTGTAAAGATGTTCCTCCTGACAAAGCAGTTTCAGTTGCTGCAGAATCTACAGTAATCTGGAATGACTTACCGTCTACTTTCTTGACTGTCTGCTCGCCGATAAGAGTACTACCTAAGATACCACCGTATCTAGTAGAAGAGTCTAGTCCAGAAATGAAGACTTTGTCATTCTTCACAAATCCAGAGTTTTCCAGCAGAATTGTCACATCACTATCTCCACTAATTGTAGAGATCGGATCAAATCTTGGAGTAACAGTCGGAACTGCTCTGTTCTCAAATACAGCAGTACCAGAAGTACTGAAATCTGCTCTATTCACTTTGAACATCATATCTCTTAATTGATCTGGTGTCCATGTGATAGCATTCTGAGACATAAAGAACGAACCAAGAGAAGGTTGTTTTGTAACTCTTCTGTCTGTGCTACCAATAACAAAATCTTGGATCTTGGAAACATAAACGTTATAGTTTTGTGTATTAGCAATCAGTACAATCGCATATTCAGTGTTACCCTGTAAATAAACAGGAGCATCAAACTCAAACTTTGTAGGATTATTGCGAATATCTGCAATTGTTACAGTAGTTGTTAGGGGAGTAACAGAACATTCAGAAGGTTTCAGAACCTTTTCTGCACCCGGAACTATATTTTCCTGTGAAGGAACGCCGCTTTGAACTGGTCTAATTTGTAATGTAATAGGAGCATTGTCGTTTGTATCGTTATCTCCGTTAGCATTTATCGAATTAGGAGTAGTCGCAAAGAAAACTTCAACGCTCGTAATAAATCCACCATTAGCATTTTGAATTTGGAAAGATTGTGCGATCGGTTCTTTAGGCGGTAAATTTCCTCCGCTAGTACGAGTAATGCGCTCAGTTATAGGTGCTGTTGCAAGATTAATTAGATCTGCTCTAATGCCTTGTGCAGAATAGAGTGCCGCAGCGCTCGAAAGTGGTGCAATTTCACTGTAGTTTGCTGCTGTCTGGTCGAGATCATGAATTACAACTCTTCTCTCGCCAGCATCAAACTGTAATGTGTCATTGTTCGGAATAAAGAACGAACCTTCAATCTCACCAAATTCATTACTAACAAGTGTAGATGAAGATTGTGGATGCGAAGTTCTGCCAGCGAACCGACCCTCTGTATAATCGTCCAGATCAGCACTATCAGTAAACCTCTGGAAAGTTTCTTCTCTAGCATAATCTTTGATTGGTGTTCTATCAAAGTATAAGAAGTGCTCTCTATTAGGCGCAAGACCCTCTGCTCTAAAGAATACCTTTCTGGAGCGAACAAATGGAAGGAGTGTCAGATCAGCAACAATCGTGGCGAAAATAGTTCTAACTGTTCTGGTAATCCTTCTGGTGGTGACTGTCAACCCCAGATTGTTTGTAGCAGTGCTCCTCTGGGTCGTACTACTAAGTACCTGTCTTCGTGTCCTTGTACTGATAACGTCGCCGACACCAATAGTAAATTGATCAATGCCTAAATCTGCAGCAGTGATAAATTCACTAGGACGCACGATTCGATTGATAATTTCTCTTCTTCTCTCTTCACTACGAGCAGCTTCTCTTGTAGATGTAACAGTCTGAATTGTTCTAAATTCTCTCCATTGATCTGCTTCTGGAGAAACTACCAGTGTTCCATTGTAAAGAATGACATCAAATGGGTTCACATTTTCAGTTTCAGTCGCTAGATCTTGATTGATTTCATTAACTTCTGTATAGTTAAGGAAAAGAAGATCGCCTTTCTGAATAGTGTTAGTGCTACTAGCATGATCTTTATTATATCTCATACGCACATTATTTTGAATACCTAATGGCGTGATAGCATTTTCATCAATATCAAATCCAGCAGAATATTGATCAGCAAAAATATCAGAGAATACTAGGTCTTTAAAGTTATCTGCAAAGAAACCGTTTTTAAATCTATTATTGCCATTTGCATCCAGCACTTCAAGTGAAGATGTTTCGAGTTCTAAAAGATTAAGAGTAACTGCTTCTTCTAAATTGTCAATCCGATTAACAATACCTCCGATATCTTCCATAGTATATCTGCGATTATCGCTAAGAGTTGTAGTCAGATCAGATACGTCATCGGTATAAGGGTTTAAAGTAAAGTTTGCGATTGTCATTGCATTGCCGGGAATTTCAGGTCTTACTGGATTTGTTTCAGGATTACCCTCAATGTAGACCAGATCACCTTCTGAATTTACAACCAGAACATCTTTTCTCGACTGGTAGTAATCAACATCTGCTGTAATAATGTCAGTGTTAGATGGAAGGGCATGTACGTAAGCTCCAGAACCAGTAAAGTCACCACTAGCATCTTTCTTGCTTCTGAAATCAAGAACATTTCTCAGTTCAACTTCTGCGCCATTACGCATTCTATGCTTTGGGTAATCTTCATAGTTGATGCTATTACCAGCATAGGAGTTTACAGAGAAGAAATCTCCTGTAGCGCCATGTTCAAAGTATTTGTAGTATACTCTAGTCGAAGCTGGGACTGATTGTCCACTTTTAAGAATCAATCTGCCTTTATCATAGAAGTTATCTCTTTGACCATTATCTGTGATGTATCTATTAAAGATACTCACGTTCGAAGCATCAACGACAGAATCGAAACTGTAAATATCATACTCTGATAAAGTAAAGAATCTAAGACCATCACCATCACTTTCAATCGCTGCAGCAAGGAAAGTTTCGTCGCCATCAGATTGTAAAGTTTTTGTTTTATGCCCAGCAGCCGAACCTCTGGCAATATATCCCAAGATTTCATGCTTCGTTGATGGAGCAAGACCAGTATAGGTTACTGTATTAGCAGTGGTGTTGATTGTGGGAGTTTTATTTAGAATTGTACCAGTAGGGTTTGATGCACTGTCAGTGGCAATAATCCAAGAAACTGCATTAGCGCCATCTTCTGTGTTTCCTAATTCATCACCTCTGTTAAGTACAATTTCGCCACCAGCAGTAGAAGTTAGACTAAATCTTTTCTGAACAGTAAGTCCACTAACATCTACACCATTACTCTGATTCGGTCTAACTCTTGGTAATGCAAAGAATACATTATTATTATTTGCTTCTTTGATTACTGCATTGTTATTCTCAAGAATCAGGTCCGCTCTATTCGCACTATTTTGACCGATACTCTTTACGTTTCTAAAGTTATTATCATCGGTCATGTTAACGTCGAATAAATGGTATCTATAGTTGGCGCCATCTTCAACAACCTGTCTAATTCTAGCAGTACCTAAAATGCTACCAGAACCACCAATAGTCAGACCAGAATCATCATATAAATTCCATGTCTCATAAGTACTGAGATTAGGAACACCTTTAATGTTATTTACATTAATAAAGTGTCCATAGTTAGCAGCAATATTCTCGTCGCTCAATGCGCCAGTAGTAGTCTGTGATCTGTTTACATCAATCAGAGTATTCTCTGGTTTAGAGACTCTATAACCATTTACATATGCAATGCCAGAGGAAACATCTAGTGTAAACTCATCTGCATCTTTTGGTTTAAACTTAGGTGTAAAACTCTTTACAGCATAGTTTCCAGATTCTTCAAAGGTGCGAGTTGCGAGTTCATCGCCAACGATATTATAGGTATTCTCGTCAATCTCTTGCTGTAATACACCATTAAGTAATCTATTTGTAATAATAAAGTTTGTGTCAGAGTCAATAATATCTTCGCTTTGAGCCGCTAAGGTAAGACGGATTCTGTATCTGTCAGCACCCGGTGCAGTTTCATTCGGAAGAACGTTCTGATTATCATACAAAGCATTGGTGTCATCTACAGTAACAATATCTTCTGTTATAAGAAATCCGATGTTCGTTGTAGGCGTGTTTGAATATTTTGAAATGATCTTGCTTTGTGCTTGAGTTTGCACAAACATACCACGAATAAAGTATGCGCCATCATTAACAGCAATTTTAAACCCTTTACCCGTCACAGGAAGGGGGTCAGTACCAGCATCATTAACAGTTACTGTTCCTGTGCCGCCAGAACCACTTTCGTTACCATTTGATAATACACCTGTACTAGAGAAAGCGATTGATGTCGAACCACCGCCAGTTGTTCCTCTGTCAATATAATCGACATAGACAGTTGCAGGATCAGAATCCACAGCAGCAATAAAGTCGATTACTCTTGCTCTAATTCCTGTGCCAGATTCAGTAAGAATATCGCCAGCATAAAGTGTTGGAGTGCCCTGAAGTCTTACATATTGAATCTGATCATCTACCTGCAAACCACCGGGAATTACAACAGAACCTTCTTTGAAAATATTTCTACCGAAGCGTTCCATCTGCTTCTGAATGATGGTCTGCAGCTGAGTTAGTTCTCTCGCCTGCAGCGCTCTACCAGAGTTAAATAGAATTCGCTGGTAGTTATCGCCCTCACTAAAATCGTCCTTATAAGTGGACGAAAAAGTATTTTCATTTTTTGATACTGGCATTTCTATCTAACCTTTATTAAAACTGAATGGTAATTTTAATGTCTTCTGTACCTGCTGTAGTTCTTTCAACAGCTGCTCTGCTCTCTACATATAACAATTCTCCAGAGTAAGGATCAACTTCACCGTCAGAATCAGAAACAAATGTGCCGAATACATCACTTGGTTCTGCAGAGTCTCTGATAGGATCACCGCCATCTAAGAATGCTAAGAATCCAAGATTATCATTTTGGTGATAGAGAATTGTAGCATCCGCATCAGTACCTGTTACTTTATCAACATAAGCTTTTGCTTTTAAAGAACCTTGAACCTGAGAAAGAGTATCGTCTACAGCGACACCTGTAAGACCTGTGCCACTACCAAGTGTAAGAATTCTCAGTGCGTTTCCTGTAGTTGCAGTGAAGTCAGAATCGGCAGAGGATCTGCTCGTAGGAATTTTAGGATTTCTAATAATACCTACTTGCCTGAAGTCTGCTCCTGTACCTGTCAGGAAGTCTCCAGAACCTGCAGCTCCTACAAGTTTAGAGTTAAACATAATAGATGTAGATTTCAGATCATCTCTAGGATCAGCGCCAATACCACCTTCAGAAATGATAGGTTTTACTACTAATCCTGTGCCACCGCCTCCACTAGAGGTTACAGAGGCATAATCGTAGTTTGCACCGAACGGGAATCCTCCAGCAGAGTCGTCAACATTTACTGCTACAACCTCCCCACCTACAACTGAAGCGACTGCTCTGGCGTTACTACCGTTACCAGAGACAGTAATCGTTGGGGCAGAGGTATAACCAGAACCATTGCTGGTTACACGATAACCCACAATCTGTCCGGGAGATGCAGCATCCTGAACATCTTTCTGAGACTGCTGAATATTGCTGAGTCCAGAGGTAATAGTAAGTTTTTCAACAGGAATAAAGTTCGATGTTGCAAAGGCATTCAATCTAATTGCAGACTGAGTGAACAGGAACTTCCAAACATATCCATCAGAGGTCTCTACTGGCGAGGTAGTTGTGCCTGTAGTATCTGGGTCGATTGTAGAAGCATGAACAGCGCCAAGAGCATTTCTACCCTGTCTTAAACAAATGTATACACGGTTGGACTGTGTGATTACGTAGTATTGTCCGTTCTGAGCAGAAGTTTGATTATCTCTATACGGCTGGTAGATCGTGTTAGAGGACCAGTTGTATCTCTTAGAAACATAACTTACAGAAGCAATTTTTTGAATAGATTGAAGATTATTTCTAAAATCTCTATGAGTAGTATTGATATCAGTAATAGATGTTGGAACTGTATCATTCTCATCCCATACATCTGACTTACCGATACCAAGGTAGTAGTTTACGTCCGAGTCTTCTAAGTCGGCGATTAACTTTTCTACTAAGAGTTGTTTAGTGTCTGTAGTTACTGTTGCTACCATTTTTTATCTCTTCTTATGTAATTACTACGTCTGTATCGGCAGAATCCTTATGCCCGATCAGATACCAGTTAGAACCTTCCCAGATTGCCTGAGCAGAACCATATTGACTTAGTGCGAAGTTTGTGCCATTTGCAAAGTTTGTTGGAGTGACTGTTGCTACACCGTCATTCTTATTCAAAAAGATTTTATATTGTCCAGTTGATGTTCCATCACTAAGAGTTGCAGCAATTGTTCCTGGATGAGCAATATTAAACAAAATCAGAGTATCAGAATCATTTACAGCGCCATTTCCGGTCATAATTTGAGTAGCATAGGAAGCATTAATACCGTCAGTGGCAATACTAATTCCACCAAGAGTCGAATATAACTCATTAAAGTTACTGTTGATCTTATCACCACCGGACCTTAGTGTGTCTCCAGTACCATCATTGGCATTTGTGCCGATATCTAAATTTTGTTTTGCCATTTTACCTACTTACACATAAGTTGTTTAGTTATATTTATTTATCTCTAGGATCTTAAATGATTAGTTGCCCCCGAAAGCTCCAGTAGTCGGAAGTTCAGTAAGTTGCGAAATTCTATTATTGGCATTTCTATATACTTCTATAGCAAAGTTAGCAGCATTACCTCCTGTTAAAGACCAGGAAGTAGTTGGATCTCCAGCATTACCGTCGCCGTCCGACAAGCTGACCAAATTGATCACGCTAAATTCCCATGGATGTTTCCTGCTTTCCTCGCCGCCGTCTGTGTCAAAGAGATGTTTATGGTCGCTGCCAACTTTATTGTTGCTGTTGTCGTTGCTCCCCCCGTTGGCGAATCCATCGTTCAAAGTATCAGCACCGTTTGCTACAATTTCAGCTCCAGTGAAAGCTGCAGAAACAACAAATTCTTGAGTTGTGGTAGCGGGGGTGTTGCCACCTTCTAAATACAAATCAGCTCTCAAATATTTACCAAATAATTTCATACCAAGTCTGATATCATCATTTGTATCTGCATCATCATTGTACAGTCTAAACGCTAGTTTAACGATATACACATCGTCATGGCTCGCAGTTCCAATTTGGAAAAGATCTCTAACTGGTGTACTGGTCGTACAGGTTAATCCTCCAGTATTCACTGGAACAGCGCCCCAGTTGTCACTGGTACCAAAGCCAAAATTGCCTTCGGTAACATTATTACCAACAATTTGAGTACTGGTAGACAAATTCGCATATGCTGCCAAAATTCTTTCATATCCACCAATGTTACCAGAGGTCACTGAAAGATCACCATTAACAGTAACACCAGTAGAGGTAGTTTCTAATCTTTTAACATTATCATAGTAAAGAGCAACAGAACTATCTTCTCCTGCAGTCATAATTTGTTCAGTGTCTGCAGCATTTCTCAAACTGTAACGATTAGACTTTAAAATTAATGATCCTGTGCCACCTTCACTAATATAACTATTCGAATTCGATCCATCGTGATAGATTTGCAGATCGTCGCCAGAACCTAATTTGAGTTTGTCATTATCTTGTAAATCGACATCAGCATTAAAGGTTGTTGCTCCTGTAACATCTAATGTTCCTGCAACAGTAGTATTACCAGTTGCACTTGCTACTGTAAATTTATCGGCGTTAATATCAAAGTCGCCATCAATGCCAGTAGCCCCACCAACATCTAGTGTACCAGCAATTGCTGTATTACCAGTTGTGTCTGCAACTGTGAACTTGTCGGTGTCCATAGTCAGGCCACCATTAATTACTGCTGCACCTGTGATGGTAAGATCGCCGCTCGCTGTAAGATCACCAGATACGTCTAAACTATCGCCGATAGTAGTCGCACCTGTAATATCTAATGTACTACTCAGAGTAGTAGCCCCACCAACATCTAGTGTACCAGCAATCGTAGTATTTGCATCAGAGTCAACTGTAAAGTTATTTGTGCCTACAAGCTTCGATCCGTTGTATCGAAGGGTAGAATGATTCTCTCCAGAACCTTCAGGCCATACTACCCATGTTGTATTATACATCGCACTGTCAACAGCCTCAAATTGTCTATTAATTTTGAGACCAGCAGTTCTTAGAGTATCGCCAGTGTTATCATTGGCGATTGTACCTCTATTGAGAACGTTATCTGAATCTAATACATCTAATGTGCTTGCCATTTTTATTTCCTATAAAAACTCTTAATTTTATTTATATTAAACATATGGACCAATTGCCGAATCTAAACCAGAATCATTGTAGAATGGGAATGCGCTCGCATCCATAGTCTGAGTAGTACTGGAGAATCTGATGCCCGGAATAGGACTAATCGTATCGAATGTTCCGCTGTCTTCATCCAGAGTAATATCACCAGAGTCAGACATGTTGAATCTGATCTCGACCTTATCATCACTGTCACTGAATCTTCTAGAGTCAGGATTGAGAAGGTCTGCAATAGAGACATACTGACCATTGTAGAAGGTGTTGTTAAGAATAGCAGAATCTTCATCATCAGTCTGATAAATATCGAATCCACGACTAACAGCGAATCTTCTCTGAACATCACTATCAATAGCAGTAATCGAGGTAAGACTTGCCGTAACTGCTTCATCGTCCGAAGCGACAATAGTTGCAGAGGAAGCAGCAATATCAGAGTCTGTAATTACCTCAGTTAATGGAGTCGCAAACGCATTAACAACAGGTTCGAATGCTGTTTGAGTAAAGATAGCATATCCAGCAGGATGCAGAAATGTTTTATAATAATCAAACCACTCTGTTGATGGAATAGAACTTTTGATCAGAATAGAGAAAATCTGATAGAAATAAGAATCTTGAATAAATCTTAAAGATTCTGCACCGATTCTACTTTCGCCAACGATAAAGGTTTGATTTCGAGGCAATATTTTTTCAACATCCTGCTGAAAGAAATATCTAAAATATGAATCAATAGAAACATTTGTGCCTTTAATTTTATAAAGACTCGGTAACTGCTTATATGCAAATCTAGGAGACGGAAATTTATTCGCTCCAAAGTCTGGCGACTTCTCTTGAAAGAGTAATTCTAAGAATTCTTGAGAAGTAGATTCTGGATCTCTGGCATTAAAGATATTTTTCAAATCATGAGCAATACCACCTTCACCGTCAATATACTCATAGTATGCTTTGAGAAACTCGACTAACTTAGGATACTGCTCCTTAAAATGTTCAGGAACAATAGTATCAACCTGAGATTCTTTCAGGTCAACATTTAATCTATTCAAGTCAGTGAGAGTTTTAATATTAGACATTGTTAGTTAGTCACACCTACAACAGAAGATGCTAGGTTAGTATCCGAGGTAGCAATCGCTCTGTTTTTGCCGATAGAAATTAGTGTATTTCTTAAAGGTTTGAATGTGCTATCATCAGCAGCATTAGCAGTAATGGTCAAATATGTATTACCAGATACAATAGACTCTGGCAAGAATCCTACAAGATTGACCTTACCAGTAGTTGGTTCATAGTTACCGATATTTGAAACGATAACATTACCCTGTCTGTCTACTGCTTGTAATGTAGTAGAATGTTCTGGCGCATTTCTAATTGTACAAGAGATACCTTTTACGACGAATCTATCACTCGTAATACTTGCTGTTTCCATTAAAGGAGATTGAATAGCATTAATAAAGTTTACAGTATAATCTGTTCGAACAAAATTTCCTGTATCTGGATTCACTACTGGAGTAAATCTACCAGACATTTTAATTTCTATATTCGAACCCAGAACAGAAGGATCAGAAGCATCGACTTGAGTTTCAATTTTAGATTTTCTAATCGTATCGTTGAACTTGCCTGAATTAGAAGCAAAGTAAGTAGAGACCACACCTTCGATCTTAGTCTGCAAAGCATTCTTTGTCAAGTTAGTAAGGGATTCATTATATCTAAAGTTTGTAATCAAATCAAGATAAATGAATGTAGGTTCAACAAACTCTGCCTCTACACCGACAACAGAAAGAGGATCGGTCAGATTACTTGTAATTAATGTTTGCAGAGCAGCTTTTTGTAATGCACTTACATCGCTCTCATATACAATAGAGATAATTGTCTTACCATACTTTGCAGGAATATTATCTTCGCCACCCCAAGCATTAATAGACTTAATGCCCGGAACACCGTTAGCGATTACTCCTCTATAGTCTCCTGCTGCTACCAGTCTATTCTGTGCAAGGTATGAAAGGGGAGCATTTGTTCGAATAGACTCAGTGCTTTCTTTATCTGCGCCAAATGAGGACTTAGTACCTTTTCTGACAACAGTATTCAATGCTCTGTTACCAAATCCAGATACATTAATTGTAGAAACGGGAGTAAATCTATTTGCCCCGTTTGCTGCAAGACCATTTGTTCTCAAATAAGTAATACGAATAACTTCGCCGTTTACTGGATTTTTACCTGTAATACCCAAGACACCAAAGTTAAACTCCCAGTATCCATTATATGTTTCTAATGGAAGGTAGAGAGCAGTGTCTGCTGTAATACTTGTAATCGCATTACCACCAGAGGTAGCATTCGCACTGAAATATGTTGTAAAGTTGTCAGAGTTGATGTTATCATAAACCTGAACACCGACTGTAGATAAGTCTAAATTCTCATCAGGAACAACATATACTTGTCTATCGCCTGTAATTTCTGCAATAAATGTCTTAACAACCAGTTCGCCTTCATACACTCTAATGTAAGGTTCGCCCAAAGCATTTACAAAAGTATAAAGGTTTGGTTGTAATGGATTTGGATATGCAGTATACTCAAGTAAGGTTCTAAATGTATATTGTGTGCCATCAACAGTTGTGGTGAATTGTGTGCCAGCAGGCAGAGTAATACTAGCAGGTTTACCAGAACCAGAACCTAAATCAACAGTAACTGTCAGTTCAACATTAGAAGCAGTCTTGGATCTTGGAATATATCCAAAAGATAATGAGTGGTTGACGAGAGAGGTTCTAAGTTGTGCAGTGGGAAGGAATGATTCGTTTAAAGCAAAGTTTGCAAGCAGACCATTTAGATGAGTGTTGTATGCCAGCACATCAAGGACGTTTGACAGAGCAGAACCTTCAAAGTCATAATCTGCAAATTCAGACTTCTGTGCAAAGTATGTCTTTAAAGATGTTTTGATATCATCAAAGTTTAAATCTGATGAAGTGATTGTGGTCGCCATTCTTATCTAATCCTCGATATTGCAGTATCTAGAACTACAAGTTCTTCTGTGTTTACAATTCTGAATTCAACTCTCACACCAAGATAGTTTCTTGCAGAGTTATCTGTTAAATTCACAGAAACTAATTCTGCTCTTGGTTCGTATAGTGCAAGTGCATCTGTTATAGCATCTTCAATCAAAAATACATTTTCTTCATCAGTAAAGTTTTCAAATAATCTAGAGCGAAGGTCAGCACCAAAGTTGGGTTGAAAAGGTCTTTCGCCAAAGTTAGTCTGTAAAATCGTTTTGACAGATTGTTTGACAGCAGCAGCATCAGTCTTCTTAAAGACATCTCCAGTAGTTCTTGCAGCAAACGTCAAATCCAAATCACTATATTTACGATTCCTCGTAGTGACAATGGATGGAGTTTGTAGATTGCCATCTTCTATTGAAAGTGCTTTTGTTACTGCCATTTTACCATTTTCTTATTAGTATTCTATGTTTTATTTATATTGAAAATACCCAAGTCCATCTTTAATCATAGTTCTAAAGTTAATATCGGTTCGAACTTCTCTGGCAAAGTTTGCACTATAGTCACTTTTTACTCTCGGCATAATCACAATAATCTCTGCATGATATTCTTTATTCGGTTGCAATACATTATAACTTTGTCTGTTATCTAATCCATCGAAGACAGAAGGATCTAATGTATCAAAGTGTAAAATAAGACCCTGAAACAAATGATTGTCTTTCCAATAGTTCGCTAATTGAAATGTCGCATAGGGATCGTTTCTACCTTTACTATCTAAAACTTCGTAGACAACAGCACGTGCTTGTGTCTGTAGATCTCTAATCTGCCCAGAAACTAAACTCTCTCCACTCTCTTTTTTGACCAACCCTTCAGTAACAATCAAACTATTTGTTTTGAAGTTACTATGATTTCTGAACCCCTCAATTAATGGCACATGACAATAAAACTGCTGAGCGACTACTCTTTTATCTCCAGGAGACAAATGATTAATTGTTGCTTTAGTTCCAGGAGAAGAAACAAACATGGACAAAGGAATGCCTTTACCAAGTTTTGTTCCAGCATGTATTTGATCTGCTTTCATAGGATCATAGATTGGACTTGGTAAGATTTTTGAAATGCCAAGATTTTCTTTATATCTTCTAGCACTCTTAGAATTAATCAAAGAACTGTTAGAATACTTTACATGAGCATTTTTACCAAAATATGTTCTCAGTTTTTTAGCAATAGGTACGAAAAAATCGGCACCAATAAGGTTCTTTGCAAAGGCAATTCCAACAAAAGTATTATCAGTCCTATTATTAGGATCTCTCATGTATGCCCTAATCTGCTTTGGCGTGACTGTATTAAAATTGATCCTCATCGTTTAAACCTTTCCACTATAATAATTGGCCATATCATTAATACTAGTATTACCCAAGAAGGATGCCTGTTTATGTGGCGTTGATGCTTTCGAATAATCGCCATTCTTGAACGGTGTTTGCCAAGTCTTAACTGCATTAGGTCCAAACTGGAATGCCTGCATTACTGCTGCTTGTGTAGCAGCATTGTATTGCCCTATAACACCACCGAGTTTACTGTTCCAATTATAATGATTTGCCCATGCTGGATATGTTCTAATTTGAGTAGCAAGACTTGCGTTTTTATACTGCTCATAAGTGAGGCCGTTCAGAGTACCACCAGCTTCGGTAAATGTCGCCTCACCCATTTGAGTTGCACCATAGTAAGAACCATACGAGAGGTTACTTTTAAATGTAGATTCTGTTTGAACCATCGCAGCAAGGGCGGAAGGTTCTACACCCATTTGTTTAGCAGACTCTTTAATTGCTGCTTCGATCTCTGCGAGTTGTCCTGGATTTGCTGCTTCGATTGCTTGTTTTTGGGCGGCAGACAATTCACCGGGAGGTGCTTGCTGATTATCAAATTCGTTTCCAAATCCAGGAGGAATATTTCCTGATTGACCAGAGGAACCGCCTGTTTCACTACCACCATGAACACTATTACCAATGCTAGTATCATCAACATCAATTTGACGGATTGCTAATTGTACAGTTCTTGCCAGTCCTTCGGTCAAATTTGCAAGATTTGGTTGTGCTGTTCCTGCCGCAGTAACAGTAACAGGAGCCGCAAGGCTACCAAAGGTGCCTGAGATAGATTGTGCATCAACATGAATATCTTTTGCGAGATCAGTTGTTTTCGAGTGTCCTGAGATATTTCCATCTAGATCACCTTTAAATCCAGATGTTGCTTGTACTTTAGTCGCCTTTACTTCGCCTGTATTAAAATCTTTTGAATACATAGAAATATTTGCGCCGCCAAAGGTTCCTGTATTACCTACAACAGAAGTACAGATACCAACAACTCTGTTTATTAAAGCAGAACTGGTCATCCTCCCATCTGCTGTAAGTCTCATATCATCACCAGCAAAGATGTCAATATTATCTTGTGCTGTAATACGAGTATTTTCTTTAGAAACAAGGTAAGTATTACCCATACTCTCTACAGTATAGTTACCAAGGACAATCTCTGATTTATTGCCTTGAGTGGTAACAACTCTATCTCCAACAAAGTTTTCAATCTTTTGCTGTTTAGTTTCTTCTATATTCTTACCTTTTGTAGTAATAGTATAGTTGTTACAGGAAACGTTAAAGTCGCCCTCTACGTTCAGATTGAGATTCCCTTTGTAAGTAACATCACCATTACCATTCACAATCATCACAAAGTCATCACCGACTAACTGAACCATTCGTCCAACTGAGTTGACCAATACTGTAGTTTGTTCCTCGGCATTCGGATACATTTCAATCCCGCTGCCGTCCTTATGAACATAAGACAGACGCTCATTACCTAAAGTATCATCATGCTCGACTCTGTGACCAGAGGAAGTTTCTTCTACTTTGTTATATGGGTATTCAGGTTGCCAATCCATTTTGACCAAATCTGTGCCAGCAACTCCATCAGGCAAGACAATTTTAGGCGTCCACTCATCACGTGCTGCCTTGTTTGTAGTCGCCTGACCGATATATTCAGGTCTTGGAAATGCTCCGTCTGGATCTTTAAATCCTGTAGACATTATCTGAACCCTCTTCTTCTGCTATAATCAATTAATCTGCTGACATCTAAAGAACCTAGTCTTCTGGCTTCAGAATTGGTTAGAGTGTTACGTTTACCAAAAGAGTTTTCTACATATTTGACAACATCAAATCCCGGATCAGTCGCTCTTGTATTAATATCAGAGTGACCGAATACTTGTCCTCCGGGGAGGATAGTATAAAAACATTTCAAAAATTTATGAAAAGTATGCCATTGCTTTGGTGAACATGATTTAATGTCTTGAACACCATTTTTAATTCCACCTACAAATGCAATACTAATGCTATGCTCTAAATGAGTTTGTACGGGCGTATGCGGAGGTGTAGAATTGATTAACTTGTTAATCTGTATGCGTCCATCTCTAAGAATCAGGAAATGAAAATTAATATCATCTAAACCATATTCTGTAGAGAACCAATCGACCAACTCATCCCTTTTGAAGTTCTGAGTATAATCACTAGAGGTATGATATACAATAGTCTCTGTATACTCTCTTCTCGAAGAACGGAGATATGCTTCCATCTCTTCTTCTGTTTCGATAATATCTCCAACTTCAACTTTATCTACATCAAAGACAGCATTTACATCATCACCTAAAAAGTCAGACTGTAATGTCTTAATTTTTGGATCGAAAGAATCTGAAAACTTTACAATTCTTTTTACTGTTTTTAAATATCCACCTACTGCCATTATTTGCTCGCCCTTCTAACATGTGTCAAACTATCTAGTGAATAATTACTAACTTTTACAGAATCGCTCTGATTGCCACCCAGTACACTGATTGTATTGCCTTGTACAGATTGCACAAATCCAACATGATTACCGCCAGTAGGCCATTTAAAGACAGCAACATCACCCGGCTGAATATTTGAAATACTGCCTTCGCCAGATCCAGGAGTGTAGACAGCTGTACCCCAATTAGCAAATGCTGCAGCACCAAGAACATTCGGCGTGTTTGTTTCTAATCCTGTAGCACTGAGAACTGAGTTTGCGAATGCAGCACACCATGCATTTTGAGATTGAGTCAAATCTGCTCCGCTAACATTCCATCCGACAGATTCTCTAAAGAACTCTGCTAACAGTCCTGCCTGCTGCGGATTATTTTCACTAGCGCCTAAGAATGCATTTGCTACCTGAAGAGGATTAGTCGCTGCTAATATACCATCGACATTCACACCAGATGCTCTTAAATTATCAAATGTTGCCTGTAAAGAATCGCCAAATTCAAACCCTTCAATAGAGGAAGGATCATCAATACCAATCGCATTCAGAATAGATTCTTGAACCTCTAGATTAGTAGCAGCATCAAATTGCCCTTCTGCAAGACTATTCAATCCTGCACCTAATGCATTACCAGCATCAAACACGCTTCCGGCACCGCCTCCAGTAGTATTTGAGTATATAATATATTGTTCGGAAAAGTAAATCATTTCCTCATCGCACATCATCGCCTTTAATTGATCTGCATATTGTCCAGTGGGGCCAGCTATTGTCGTTTTATCACATTGAGTAAGTCTACTACTTTTTGCAACAGTACTGGGGTCTTGGAAAGTCAGCGCCTCTGCTCTTGCAGCTCCGGGCGGCATTCCTGTTGGAGAAAGAGGTTTATCAGAAGGGATAGGACCACCTGCTGGTCCAGATAATGGTCTAGTTCTAACAAATCCACCTGAAGCAGTCCGTACAGGGGTTCCGTCGGATGACAAAACCAACCCCAACCCGCTGTAATCTGTTCCACCCGGCGCATCAAATTCATCACCATAGGGTTGATATGAACTAGCAGCTCCTGCTGCTCCACCAAGTTCATCTGGATAAAGTGGTGGTGTGGGTTGTCCTGCATGCTCTACTTTTTCATTACCAATAAACTTTGTGCAATCTAGAGGTTTGAATCCTCCACCTTCGACTGGTTTTTCTTTTTCTATCGCAGATCCTAATGCTCCTCCTGGTTCATTAGGTAAAACATCATTTTCTGGATCCGGCACCTCCCCATCAATGGATCTCTCGACGCCATCACCGAAGACATCGTCTCCCACGTCGCCAATACCAAGTAATGGACCGCCAAAGGCTTCTCTCTCATATCTATCAATCAGTTGTTGTGCTGTCTCTGGTCCTTCTGGTGGTGCGATTGAGACGACATCACTGATAGTAAAATTAATATCTTGAAACGGACCATATGTTTTACCACCAGCGGTTTCAGCAACTTTTCTATCAGATGTTGCTTTATCTGGTGCAACACTTAGATTATACGGATTAACCATTATGCACTATTCCTATCTAAAAGGTCATACGCAGTATCTATAGTGTTCTGTAGACCCGAAGTATCTTTTAAAATATATTGATGAATAATCAAAGCTGCTTGTTCTACTGTCTTCGCCTCTTTCAATTCACTCCCCCGTAAAGAATTATCTTCTCTAAGTTGTTTGATTAAAAAGTTTGTTTGATTTGTAACATCATTCATATCTAAGTTGCCAGAAAAACAATAATCAAAATATTTCTGCTTCATTACACCACGAAACTTAAAAACACCAAAGGTGGCATCATCTTCATTCTGTGCACCTGCCAATTTTGCAGGATCAGGTTTAGGACCAGCACCTAAAGCATAGACAGTATCCCCTGTCCTTGGATTAAGTTGTAATTCTGGATTAAACTTTGCCATGATAACTCCTTATGGTGTGTAACTTGCTGCTGCGGCAGCTGCTGCAGATACTACTGTAAACCCTTCGCCCTTTAGCGCCTCAAAAATAATCTGCCCTTGAGAAGAGTTTGCAATAATCGTTCCACCAACATTAACTGCATTTACAGAACCACCAGCACCACCAATTGATGTGGTAATAGAGGTTGGTACAATTTTTGCTTCAGGTTGAATATCATCTCC